AAGAAAGTTTGTTGGTCAATTCGGTACTGAAAAGTATTTCAAAAACGAAGAGTTTACTAATGGTTATGTCTTTGCATAACTCTTAATTAACACTCTAGGCAGCACAGTATTCAGCATAAGACCTAGTATTACAAGAGTCCTGGTGATGACTTAAAACTCACTAATCACACGACGTTCGATTACTCCTGCGTCGTAATCTTCACCCACTACCTAACACTTTCAAATGTCTAAGTCTGATCTCTTCATTGCTCTTGAATCTGCACAGAATGGCAATGATATTCTTCTCATCCTGGAAGCAATTGAGGCCCTCTATTGATTAGATAAGAAAATAACTGAATAACAGCAAAGAGGGGTAAAAACGCCCCTTTTCTGCTCATATACATAAAGATTATGCTTTTTTTTGTATTAAAAAAGGTTTTTTAAATGTATATGCGTTGTTTATAGTTCTCCACAGGGTTGTGGATAAAGTCTTGTATTTGTGTGGATTTGTGTGTGTTTCTGTGGAAAAGTATGTGTTTTAATGTACTCTGGTCTTGTGATCTTAGCGAGCACTCTATCACCACTCCGCGCAAATGTCAAGACCGCCGCCATAAGTTTTTTGAGGGATTGACAGTCAAAAAACATCAGAAACCCTTATAAATATCCACCAGCACGTTGACAATATCTCTCGTTCATTCTATAATAATCAAGTATCACTCACGGAGCAGATTCATGTCAGTCGCTATCAGTCAAGTACAGAAGCAACGTTATAGAATCACCCTGGATCTAGAGGTGATGGAAGACTTCAATCCCCATAACATTGATTGGGAGACTCTCTTTGAAATGGAAGGGAATGAGAAGGTGATTGACAGCTACGTGGAGGATCTGAGTAATCCCGTCAGTTGGTAATTGTGGGTGCTATTTGACAGTCATTCTCTCTGGGTATACTAAAGGGGGGTCGCGTAAAGTGTCCCTATAGTGTAAGCATGACTCGAACCTCTATGACCACAACTTTCCAGACAAATCTCACTGATACCACGTATAATGGTTGGACGAATTATGAGACCTGGAATGTTGCACTTTGGTTGGGTAATGATGAGGGTTTGTATGAACTAGCAGGTGCCGCAGGTAACTACGAAGAATTTGTAGATGCACTCGAAGGGTGTGATCTCAATGACTTATCGACTCCTGACGGTGTTAACTACAGAGACCCTAAAGTGAACACCGTTGAGATCAATTCTGATTGTTACTTCGGTGTCTGATACTTAGTGAGGGGCAGTTGTTGACACTCTGCCCCGTATATGGTAGACTGGGAGTATCAGTGAAATGGCAGTGTTTTGATGGCGGCGTTGTTGCGTTATGGGGGGCGTGATAAAAACGTCTAACTACCCTAACCTACAGAGGTGACAAATCGACCTATAGATATCAAAAGCAAAAAAAAAATTCCCGTCCAGAAAAAAAATTCCCGGAGGTAAAAAACCAATGGATAGTCGAAGTAAAGTTTATCACATCTATGCAAAAGATGAGTGTTTATATAATAATCTAACAGAACAACAATTCAATAAAACATGGAATACCCTCAAGGGGATGGTTGGTCTTATGCAGACTGATTATCAACTTGAGGATTTAACATATGAGGAAGTCTATGGTCTTCCAACAAACACAGAGCACAGTTGTTAAGTCAAAGTCTTTTATTGACTTACTACATAATAACTGTTATAATTGAAACGAAGTAATCAACACGTTATGGCAAAAGGATTTACTGTAAAGGCCAACGCGCCTAAGAAGAAAGAAGTAGAGTGGGATATTCCTGCGATCAAAGAGCGTATGAGAGGTAAGACGATTGTATTCTGTCTTCCTGGACGTGGGTGTTCTTTTACATTTTTAAAGAACTTTGTACAACTGTGCTTTGATATGGTACAGAGTGGAATGAGTATTCAGATCAGTCAAGATTATTCATCAATGGTTAATTTTGCCCGTTGTAAGGTTCTAGGTGCGAATGTACTTCGTGGACCTAAGCAAGTACCGTGGGATGGTAAACTAGAGTATGACTATCAGTTATGGATTGATAGTGATATTGTGTTTAATACAGAGAAGTTCTGGCAACTATGTGATATGGCAATTCCTGCAGAGGGAGAAGAGAAGGAGATTGTTGCAGGATGGTATGCTACAGAGGATGGACACACAACTTCTGTCGCACATTGGTTAGAGGAGGATGATTTCCGTAAGAATGGCGGAGTAATGAATCATGAGAATGTAGAGGGCATTAGTAAGCGTCGTAAACCATTCACCGTAGATTATACAGGTTTTGGATGGGTATTAATCAAGAAAGGTGTTTTTGAGAGTCTTGAGTATCCATGGTTTGCTCCTAAGATGCAAGTCTTTGAGAGTGGTGATGTACAGGACATGTGTGGTGAGGATGTCTCATTCTGTCTTGATGCAAAGGAAGAAGGATTTGAGATCTGGTGCGATCCACGTATCAGAGTTGGTCACGAAAAAACTCGCGTTATTTAAGAGGTACTGAATTATGATGATGAAAGGCGGCACTTATGTCAAGGGTAAGCCGAAGAAAACTCGGCAAGGAAACTCGCAGTATACATTGTTATCCGCGACTTCTCGCAATGGACGTAAGAAAAGATATCGGGGACAAGGTAAATAGAATAAGTTAACCAACATTCATTATGGCAGCACTTATTTGTAACCTCCCCTCGGTAGAAGTATGGGTTCGTAAAGAGTATCTAACTGATCATCAAAGTGGTCATGGTGAATTTGTCAAAGGCGTTTGGGTATCGTGCAAATCGATACCTGGGCGCACTTTTTATTTTGAGACCTATTTACCAGAATACGCCGCAATGTACGATAAATTACCTATCAGTGCATTTGTAAGCGATCCTGAGACACCATCACCTGATATGAATCTACCGAATCTACAGTTTTGGAACTGTATGGATTATGGTGTAGTATCAATTACAAAGCAATTCATTGGTTCAATGGACTATGAATTGTATACCAGAGACTATGGTATTCAAAAAGGAACTTATATTTGCACAATAGATAACTATCATCAAGATCCTGAGGTAGTTGACTATGCAACAAGTGAAAATCCTGCTGAACATAAGTCTCATAACCTGATTGAATTAGAAAATGGTCAGTATGCACTCTATCCAAACAATAGAATGCGTATTTTTGACAATAGTTTAACACCTGTTGAACCTAAGATGCCAGATTTTAAGGTTTCAACTCGTTATTATCAAGTTGAAAATGGTTTTGAGCGACTTGGAATGGGTCGTGAGGACGAATATTTCTGGAAAACAGCACAAGAACGCGAAAATTTACCTGAGGAAGAAGAAAATGACTCCAAGTAACGATTTTTTAGACAACCTAGCAGCAGATCAACACGAAAAAATGCTTCGTGAAATTGCAAATGATGACTTAACACCAAAAAAACGTGATAAGAAGCAAGAAACGGAGATTTTTGAAAATGAAATCCCAGCTGCACCACTTTATGAATAGAACTACGAAAATATAATTAACGAATTCGTTGATAAATAACTTATATTTGCCATATAATTGTGCCTTTAGAAAGGGTAAGTCAAGGTTTTAAAGATGTAAGTATGTCATTCAAGAAAAATCCCTTGAATGACGATTTAATTGGTCTTAAAAATGCAAACGCAATTGCTAGATCAATAAAAAATATTGTATTTACATTTCCCGGAGAGAAACCTTTTAATGAAAGCTTTGGTTCAAGAATATCAAGGTTATTATTTGATAATTTTGATGATTTAACAGCATCTAATATCAAAGATGAAATTGAATCATCAATTCGTAGATTTGAACCAAGAGTGAGATTAAGGTCTGTTCAAACAACACCTGATTTTGCAGGTAATGCTTTTGATGTACAAATCATATATGATATTATAGGTGCAGATGTACCTGCACAACAATTAGAATTCGTCTTGCAGCCAACAAGGTAACATGCCATTAGTCAATTTCTCTAACCTGGACTTTGAACAGGTTAAAACATCACTTAAAGAGTATTTAAAATCAAACTCCAATTTTACGGACTATGATTTTGAAGGATCCAATCTTTCATCTATTATTGATGTGTTGGCATATAACACATATATTACCTCATATAATGCAAACATGGTTGCAAATGAGGTTTTTATTGATAGTTCAACATTAAGAGAGAATGTTGTAGCACTTGCAAGAAATATTGGTTATGTTCCTAAATCTAGAAAGGCAGCATTAGCAACAGTTACTTTTGATGTAGACACTGCGGACATATCTCCAACTCCATCGACCATTACACTTAAAAAAGGAGTTGTTGCATCAAGTTCAGGAACTTTTGCTTCTCAATCGTTTATATTTTCAATTTTAGAAGATGTTACAATTCCTGTTTTTAATGGAATTGCAACTTTTAACGAATTACAAATTTACGAAGGTGTTCTTTTAGAATCAAACTTTACTAGATCTACCAGAAATCTAAATCAAAAGTATATTTTACCAAATTCCGGCATTGATACTGATTTAATTCGTGTTACAGTTAGAAGTAACGAATTTTCTACATCTTCTACCAAATATGCTCTCCAAGATAGTCTTTTTGATATCAATCCAGAATCAAAAGTCTATTATTTACAAGAAATTTCAGATGAAAGGTATGAATTAATTTTTGGAGACGATATTTTTGGAAAAGCATTAGAAGAAGGCAATTATATTACTGCAAACTATATTGTAAGTAATGGTGATGCTGCAAATGGTATATCAAATTTTAATTTTTCAGGAAGATTGACATATACAAGAAATGGAATTGAATATAATGTAACTTCAGGAGTATCTTTACTGACTCCAGGTATAATTACTTCTGGAGGTCAAAATATTGAAACTGTGGAGTCAATTAAAAAGTTTGCCCCAAGAATATATGCCACACAAAATAGAGCACTGACTTCCAATGATTATGAAACAATTATTCCAGCAAAAATTTACCCAGAAACTGAATCCATCTCTGTTTTTGGTGGAGAAGAGTTAGTTCCACCCCAATATGGTAAGGTTTTCATTAGCATTAAGCCAACATTTGGTGATTATCTACCAAACTTGATTAAAGAAAATATAAAGATGAGATTGAAAAAATATGCTGTTGCGGGTATTGTTCCAGAGATACTTGATTTAAAATATTTGTATCTTGAAACTGATAGTAAGATATATTATAACACAAATGCAGCAAATAGTTCCGAATTAGTTTCAACGTTAGTTCAAAATAATGTCACAAAATACGCAGAATCAACTGAGTTAAATAAGTATGGAGCAAGGTTCAAGTATAGTAAATTTTTAAAGGTGATTGATGATAGTCATGAATCTGTAACGTCGAATATTACAACTATTCAGATGAGACGAGATTTAAGAGTAACATTGAATGCTTTAGTTGAATATCAAATTGGTTTCGGTAATTCTTTCTATATTAAGAAAATGAGTGGTTACAATATTAAAACTTCTGCATTCAGGGTTGATGGTATTGGAACCGATGTTTATATCTCAGATTTACCCAACTCAAATAGAGAAACCGGTGAATTATTCTTATTTTCTGTTCCATCTATAAATTCCTCAAGTCCTACTATTGTCAAGAGGAATATTGGAACAATTGATTATGAGAGGGGTGTATTGACACTAAATCCAATAAATGTTTTATCTGGAAAAACAAAAACCGGACAAACAATTATTGAAATCTCTGGTTCTCCAGTTTCAAATGATGTCGTTGGATTGCAAGATCTCTATTTACAGTTAGATATTACAAGTAGTAATTTTGAAACAGTAACAGATGAAATTGCTTCCGGTGTTGACCCTTCAGCATCTAACTACATTGTATCTTCAAGTTATGCAAATGGCGTTTTAGTACGTCCTGGTGGTAGAGGTAGTGTTCCTGTTTCCGCAACAACCGCTACTACTACCACAACTGGAAATACAACTCTTGCAACAGTATCTGGTAGTACATATGGTACATCTAGTACATCTACAACAACATCATCATCTACACCTACAAGCACTCCATCTTCCGGCGGTGGTGGCGGCAGCAGTTACTCCTCAGGTTACTAATAGAATCATAGAAAATGTCAGAAAAAAGAGTACAGTTTAATAACATCGTTCAGAACCAGCTCCCCTCTTATGTTAGAGATGAGTTCCCACTTATTTCTGAGTTTTTAAAATCATATTATCAGGCACTTGAATTTAAAGGTGCTCCTATTGATTTGATTCAAAATATTGATCGTTATATTAAAATTGATGAAACAACCGGATTAGGTGATTCCGTTGTTCTATTAGATGAAATATCTGCATCTGATACAACAATAACTGTTGATTTTAGAAATTCTATAACAGGAACTGACGGATTTCCTGAATCTTATGGATTACTTAAAATTGATGATGAAATTATAACCTATACTGGAAAGACTAGTAACTCTTTTACTGGATGTATTAGAGGATTTTCTGGAACTACTGCGTATAAGAAAGAAGCAAATCCAGAAAATTTAATATTTACTTCATCTAGCCAGATACTTCATGAATCAGGTGCTTTAATTGAAAATTTAAGCATCTTATTCTTAAAAGAATTTTTAGTAAAAACAAAACATCAATTTTTACCTCTTCTTGACGAAAGACCTCTTACTGAAGGTTTAAACGAAAATTTATTCATCAAACAATCTAAGGATTTTTATCTGAGTAGAGGAACAGATAGATCTTTTGAAATTTTATTCCGAGCATTATATAATCAAGATGTATCTGTAGTTAAGCCAAGAGATTTTCTTTTTACACCGTCAAACTCAGATTTTAGGATTACAAACGATTTAGTTGTAGAATCTGTAGATGGAGATCCTCTTGATTTGGATCAAGCAACTCTTTTTCAAGATAATTTTCCAGATGCTGGTTTAGTAAAAGCATATGCTCCAATTACATCAGTAGAAAAACTTCAAGTATTTCAAGTAGGAACAGCAAAAAGTTTTTATAAATTGAGTCTTGATGGAGGATATGATAGAGACGTTGAAGTTCAAGGTGCAATTCGAGGAGCATTTGGAATTCATCCTAAAACTAGAGTAATTGGACAAGTAGGATCCGGTGCAAGTATTCTTTTTGTTGATTCGACTGTTGGTTTTGGAACAATAGGAGAACTATCCGTAACTTATAATGATACTACTACTGGAGTTGTATCTTATACCTCAAAGAACTTTACACAATTCTTTGGATGTTCTAATGTAACGGGAATTATTGTTGATGGAGAAACTGTTGGTATTAACACCTTTGCATATGGAAGATCTTTTAAAGATCCCAACCAAACTGTTAAAGTTAGAATTAATGCAGTTCTGAGTGATTTTGTATACCCAGAAAATACAAAAAATTTCCAAAATGGAGACATTGCAAGAATTAAAACTCTTGGTAATAATAAAAATTCTGCAATTTATAATACTTGGTTTTATAACTATTCGTCAGATCATCTGGTAAATTCAATAGAATTGGTAGATTCTTCGGATAATAGTTATAAACTGACCTTAAATAAAGATCATTTCTTTAAAAATGGCGACAAACTTAGTGTAGCTGAACTTAAAGGATCTGCTAAACTTGGAGGAACAGTATATGGAGTTAATTCTGTCAGATCAATTTCTATAAAAGGATCTGGCCCTTTAGATATTAACAAAACTTATACACTCAC